CAAGTGCACCGGTCGTCGTGGAGGTGGAGGCGGTGGTGTTTGTGCTGTTGATTAGGCCCGTGGTGTAGAGGCCGGTGGTCGCGTTAATCGCCGTGACAGTAGTGCCGTTCACGGTAAAATTAAACTCCCCGCCCGTTGGGACGTTGGACAGAATCCGCGTGCCAACTCCGTTTGTCCCGATGGCTAACTCGGATGCGCCGGGAACCACTCCGGGACCAGTAAATACGAACCGACTGCCGGTGGAAACAAGCCCCCCGAAATACGCCGCCCCCGCATTGCCAAAGCCGCCTGCGTTGACCAATGAGCCCGTCGTGGTGGACGTGCTGGTGGTGGTGCCGAACACCTTCAGCCCGCCAGAGCCTGTGATGTCGGTCGTGCCGCCGATGAGGACGTTGCCGGTGGTCGGTTTGATCGTGAACAGATTCGCGTCATGCGCTGCGCCGCCATATTTCCAAATCGCAAAATTTCCGTGTGCGGAGAAACGATGGCCCGCATACCAAACCGGATTTGAGTTGGTGATGGTTCCAAATGGAAGCGAAGAATATACCGAAGAGGACGCGGCAGAGGTCGGGACAGTCTGGATGACCGCCCAATTGCCGCTGCCGCCATCGCCAACAATGACCATACCGCCGCCTGACGGTTGAAGACGGACGCTTTGCGACCCGCTGCCCGCGTTGAGCGTGAGGTCTGTCGCGGCTGGCGAGGTGAGAGACGCCGAGATTGGCGTCGTGAGCGTCGGTGACGTAGAAAGCACGTTTGAGCCGCTGCCCGTCGAGGTGGTCACGCCTGTGCCGCCGTTTGCCACTGGTAGCGTGCCGGTCACGCCCGTTGTCAGAGGCAGACCCGTGCAGCTCGTCAGCGTGCCGCTGGACGGTGTGCCGAGAGCCGGAGCGACCAGCGTCTTGTTGCTCAGCGTGTCCGTGGTCGCACGTCCAACCAGAGTGTCGGTTGCGTCGGGCAAAGTCACCACGCGGCCGGCTGTCGAGACGGCGTCAATCAGCGTCACCGCGCTTGCGGCGCTGGATGAACTGCGGAAGCGGATTCCCTTGTTGAAATCCGTGCCGTCGCTGATCGTGAAAAGCCCGCTGCCCTTCGGCTGCAAGTGCACGCCGATATTTGCGCTCGCGCCCTCGGCGAGAACGTGGAGCGGGTTGCCGACGCCAGTCCCGTTCTTGATCTCAACGTAATCCGTCGCGCTCGCCACGTCGGTCAGGCGCAGGATGTCGTGACCGCCGCCGACAATTCCGACCGTGTCTGCGGCCGGGCGATACATGCCGGTATTCGTGTCGCTGACAAAGAAAAGCGACGGCGCCGCTTCGGTTCCGTCCTGCAACTCGATTTGTCCCTCGTCGCCCGTGATCGTGATCGTCGTCGGCGTCTCGGTGATCGTGATGTTACTGCCGGCCACGAGGTTTTTCGGAACGTAGTTCGGCCCTTCACTGCCGAGGATTTGCCCGCTGCTTGGGATAGGCAGAATGTCGGTGAGCGAAGTAATGCCGCCGCCGCCTCCGCTGTTGCCGCGTGCGGCGTTCAGCGTCCAGTCCGCCGCGCTTCGGCTCGGCCGCTCGCGGTTGCCGTCGATGTTCGAGACGAACGAATCGCCGTTGAACGTCACGAGGTCGAGTTTTTGATAGGTGTCGTTCGGCGTCCACTTGCCGCGAGGATTCAGCCCGCGAGGTTCGGCGAATTCCTTCCGCAGTTGGTCGATCTCGCCGGCACGCGGAAAGCGCGAGAGTTCGTCGGTGACGATGCTTTTGACCGCGCTTGGCAAAGCGGACGCTGCCTCTGCGATGCGTGCCTCGGCCTGCGTCAACAAGGTAGCGTTCTGCTCGCGCTCGGCCATGAGCACCGAGTAGCGCGCCGCCGTCGTGACTTCCAAAGCCTTGCCGAGTTCGTCAACCTTCGCCGTTAGAGCTGCGCTGGATTGCGCGTGCGCGTCCTGTGCGCGGGCGATGACGAGCTGCTCCAGCTCGCTGCGGATCGCCGGCTCGATTTCTTCGAGGTTGCGCTCGATCTCCGATGACAAATGGTCGCGCAACTGCGGCAGCGACTCCACCAGCTTCTTTAGCTCGGCGCGCTGGATGATGGCCAACTCAACGAGGTTGTCGATTTCGGTCTGGGTGTGGATCATGGGAATTATTTTTTGCGCTTCGGTTTGCTCAGCTCGATGATGCTTTGATCACCGGTAACGCTCTGCTTCGTCTCTTGAATCGTGTTCATCTGCTTCGCCCGGTATTTCTGCACCGCGTCCAGCCAGTCCTCGGCTGCGAGTGGCGTGTTGCGCGAAAACTGATGCTGCACTTCTGCGGCCGCGACCGATAGGTCTTTCTTCTCCGCCTGCTTGTTCAGCCGCTCCACGATAGCCGTGCTCCACGCATAGCCCTCGTCTCCGCCCCAGCCCATCCACGCTTGGTATCCCTTCCCTTGCTCGTCCCACGTCTCGCCCTGCTTGTCGATTTCGTGCCGGTCAAAAAATGCTTTCATCCGGCGCACGGTGTCCTCGGACATCGGCCGCTTGTTCATGAGGTCACGCGCCCGGGCGATTCCGACGCTCGTCATGCCGCGCTGTGACATCGGCTTCTTCTCGCGGATCTCAAGTGCGCGCCGTGCGTTATCCGCCATCGCGTTCGTCGGTATGTAAGAGTCGGTGGCAAAGTTGATCGTCACCAGATTCGCGTCGTTCTGCACTTGCTGAACCGGCTCGATTGCAGCGGGTGCTTGTGCGACGCTCGCCGCCTGCGCCTCGGCTGCGCTCGCTCCCACCGCGTCGCCGGCTGCGGCTGCGGCTGCTGGCGTGCTTGGGAGTGAGGTCGTCGTGAGGCGAATCGCCGTTTCCGGCACGCCGTATTTGACCGCGAGTTCCTTCACAAATCCGGCCTCGATTGCGATCTGTTCGAGCCGCGAGAAAGCGTCCGTGCCTTCCTCGGCTGCGATCTCTTGAAGCGACTTCGCGCCTTGGCGGTTCTCATTCATGTTCGCTGCGGACTCACGGCCAACGTCGATTGAGAGCTTCGCAGGGAAACGCCACTCGCCCTTGGTCGCTCGGCGTAGCGCCTGAACCATTGTCTCGCCCGCGAGAAGCGGAGGCGGTGCGATCTCGCCGCGCGCAATGGCGTCGAGAATCACGGCGTCCTTGATCGGGTCCAAAACCTTGTCGGTCAGCACGCCCTGCTGCCGCGTGAAGACTCGGTCGGCTGCTGCAAACTCAGCCCGAACGCTTGGGCCTTTGAAGTCGCTTGTGCCAAATAACACTCCCTCAGGGATGCCCACCGAAAGACTTATCTCGTGCATCAAATGCTGGACGAATCCGGTAAACGCCTGCGACGGACGCGACGGCATGACCTCCACGCGGTCGCTGTTTTGAAAATACCGAATCATGCCGACTTCGGTGAGCTCGTTTTTCTGCTGCTGTCCGCTCGGCAGCGACATCGTCGGATTAGGCTGGAAAAGGTTGCGCGGGTTGGCGGTGCCTCGGTCGTTGAAGATCAGCGCCGCCTGCTGCGACGAGAAACGCACGCCAGCCTTCTCCGCTTGCAGGATCTCGTGCAGCATCCGCGCCGTCTGAATCCCGCTCGCCAGATCCGACACGCCTCGATATTGGTCGCTGCGATTTGGATCGAAATAATGGCAGAACTGATTCGCCGGAATGTCCTCTGCGCCGAAATAAACGCCGTCGCGCGTGACTCGGAAAATTCGGTAAGCCACCGGCTGACCGAAGTCGTTCGTAATAATCCCTTGGAAATAATTGTTCGAGGCGACGGCCGTCTCGTTCGGGTTGCCGATGCGCGTGGCCGGCACGAGTTGCAGTTTCAAACCCTCGCCGCTGCGCCGAATCACAAATCCGCAATCGCCGTCAATCGGTCGTTCCTCGGCCGCAAGCTGCACGAGTTTCTTGAAGCTGTGCCGGTTCGTTACGTCGCAGTTCTTGCACCACGCATGAAAGTAATCGTCGATGACGCGGTTGTAATCGCGGTCGCCGGTCGTCGGCGAGTATTCATGCGGTGTGAGGTAGAGTCCAAATTTGCGCGAGACTTCACGAATCTCCGGCGCGTTGTCCACGAGGTCCCGAGCTTCATACATGAGCACCACCCGGTCCCGCTGATTCTGCGAACTCTCGGCCGGCTGGGTGTATTGCTTGGGAGAATACATCCGATTTGTCCGCGCCGCGTTATACTCGAAAAGCGACTTCGCGACGCGTGCCTCCAAACGCTTGAGCGCCCACGTCGGCGCGATGTTCTCAAGCGCCCGGTCAATCCAAGGTTTTTGCGCGACAAGTTTTGACGCGTCGAAGAAATCGGTGCTCATGTGATTAGTTGCCGGTGAAGCTGACGAAGGTCTGATCCGTTGACGTTCCGGCCGCGTCGGTCAATGCGTCCTGTAAGTTGCCAAGCATGTTGTTGAGCGCGTTCAGGTCTGCCCGGCTCACACTCTTCCCGTTGAGGCTGTAACTCTGGTTGAGCAGCACCGCCTGAATCGCGTCAATGGTCTTGGTCTTGAGCGCGGTCAGCGTCGCGGTGTCCAGTCCGAGAAATGGGTTGTCGAGCATACCACTGCTCGAAACGTCAAACCGGCCCTTCTTTAGTTTCCCCCTTTATTGCTGGGTGATAAAAGGGGAAGTAATTCTCAAACGCTTATCCCTAGGGAAACTCTGGAGTTTGTGGGTCATTGCCGCCTTTTCCCCACAAACTCAGTCCTTCGGCGGCGCGTAGCGGATCACGTTCGCAATCGTCGCCATGCAAAGCAGCATCGCACTCGTGTCCAAGCCGTGATTCGGAGCGTTGCTCTTCACCTCGCGCCACTCCCAAACGCCGGTGCGGATCTCGACTTTCGACTCGCCTTTGAGGTGTTCGAGGTAGAGCGGATTTACGTCCTTCGGAAGCAACCATTTCAAATCGCCCTTGGCTTCCAGCGCGTTCGCGAGCAGGTCCTTGAAATAGTCGCCGGACCAGTCGTAATAAAACACGTCTCCGCCCCGGTAGTCGCTCACTCGTGGCTCCGAGAACGGGAAGTTGATCAGCTTGTCGGTCGCCTCGTCCCTCATCGTCCACGTCTTTCGCGCGTAGCCTCGCATCCCTCGCCAGCCAAAGTCGGCGCAATCCCGGTCAACGTCGGCCGGCCGGTAGCCGCGATCTTGAGCAACGCACGCGTCTTGCACCTTGTAGCGGTGCTGCAACTGCCGGAGTTGGTCCCGCGTCTCGACGCGCCCGAAATAGAGCTGCCGGTAGGTCGGACCGGTCGCCGAGCTGAAAGCGCCGATTTCGACCCACCAGTGGTCTTGCTGTCGGTCGATTGCCATGAAGCGGATGACCTCGCCGTCGATGCCCTCGCCGTTGGAGAACTGCGCAACGGTGTAGTCGCTCGCCTGCACGAAGAGGTTGACGACCTTCTTCTCGACAATCCACGGCCTCGCCTCGCGCTTGGTCTTAAACTCGATCTTCATCTTGTCGTCACCTTGGCGCACGAAATGATTGTCCGCCTCGCAGAATTCTTCGACCAGCAAGCGCATCGGACGGCTGACAAGCGACTCGACGCGGAAGCTCTGGATCTCCGCCGGCGCCGCCGGGTTCAGCGAAACGAACCGCCCGGCCCGCTTCCAGCCGGTGCGCGTCGTGTCCGTGTCCGGCGACTCGTGGCCGCAATGCGGGCAACGAAATCGGCACGACTCGACGGCCCGCGCCACGTCCCACGTCTCGTCATCGCGCCGCGCCGCGGCATCCCAGACCACGCCGCCGCGAAGCCCGGTCTCCTCGTTCTTGTCCAAGGCAAACGCGAGCGGGTGAACCTCGTGGCACGCCGGGCACTCGGTGCTCCACTCCTGTTGGGTGCCCTGGCGGAAGCTCGTGTCTTCCACGTTGCCGGTCTCCAGGTCCATAATCGGCGCTTGGCTCGTGTTGTAAATCTTGGAGCGCCCGACCTCCTCGAAGCGCGAGACGCGGGCGACGGCGTGGCCGTAAACCTCCTGCCATTTCGGAAGCCAAATCTCGTCATTGATTTTGTAGCGGATGGACTGCGATTGCTGGCTCGAAAGATTCGCCGGGTTGAGCAGGAAAAAGAAGCCGCCGAAATAAATCTCGGTCGTCGTCCGGTGCGGTCCGACTCGCGGAAGCATCGCGGCGACCGGCTTGCAGCTCTCAAAGATCGGGTTGAGCCGGCTCTTTGCGTGCCTATCAATCATCTCGTCGGTTTGCATCGTCCACGAGATCGGCCCGGCGTCGTTGCAAATCAGCCACGGAACCCAGATGTCAGCGACGAGCGTGCCGCCGATCTGCACCGCCTTGCGGAAGTGAACGCGGCGGACGAGCGGATTCTGCAACGCGTCGAAGATCGGAATGAGCCACGGCGAAATGCGGACGTTGAACGGCCCCGGCGTTGCGTAGCTCTCGGGCAAAATAATGTGCTTCCGCGCCCACTCGTAAATCGGCGAGCGGTCGGGCTGCGGGAGGCGCAGCTTGGCGAGGAGTGCGTCGGAGGCGGTCACCAGATTCGTGTTCCTGTGTCTCGCCACGCCTCGACAAAATAGATCGGCGCATTGTGCTGTCCGGTGCGTGCATGTAGGCCTTCGGCCTGAGACACAGTTAGCCCACCGTTAAGCTTTAGTTCTAGTTCGTAGGCGTGGCGTGCTGGCGTGTCCTTCAAGCATTTACCAATTACCACACAATCCTCGCCGATTTCTATTGTTTCGTGGATCTTGTAGCGCCCGAAAGGGCCGGCTTTTACTTTGATTTTTAGTTTCATAACGTCGGAGGCGGTCACGTGTGAACAATCTTCGGACAATCCCTGCGAGCCTCGCAGAGCCGGAGCACGTCATCCTCGCTGATTCGGTGATTCTGCACGCCGCATCCCCCGGCGAGGTTCTCCGCGCTTTGCCGGTCGCGACGATCCCGCGTCCGGCGAATGACCGCAAACGACGGGTCCGCGTTTTGCCAATGCGTGCCGGCGAACCAAAAGGAATGATCAAACGTCCCGCCGCTCTGCCGGTGATTGCCGAGGTCGAGGCGAATACCGTGACCGGATCGAATCACGATCGGCTTCTGGTAGCCGCGATTTTCGAGCGAGCGGTAGTCTGGATCGCCGTGCGTGCGCTGCGGCACC